GAGCGTGGATACGTTTCAATCCTCTTGACGGCAAGGGCGTAAAGAACGAGAATGTAACAGACTACCGCTATGCTCTTGTTGAAAGCGACAGTATGCCTATAGAACAGCAGAATGCCGTGATGAGAGAGCTTGAACTTCCTATCGCTGTGCTTGTATACAGCGGTGGAAAGAGCGTTCACGCTATCGTCAAGATAGACGCTCCCAACTATGATGAATACCGCAGGCGTGTTGATTTTCTTTACAAGGTCTGCAAAGAGAGCGGTCTTGACATAGATAAACAAAACCGCAATCCTTCACGTCTTAGCCGTATGCCCGGCGTAATGAGAAACGGCAAGAAGCAGTTCATTATTGACAAGAACATAGGCAAAGAAAGCTTTTCGGAATGGAAAGATTACATAGAGAGTATCAATGATGATCTCCCCGACCCTGAGAGCCTGAGTGCTGAGTGGGATAACCTGCCTGAGCTTGCTCCGCCACTTATTGACGGCGTTCTCAGACAGGGTCACAAAATGCTCATTGCAGGTCCGTCAAAGGCAGGCAAGTCTTATGCACTCATCGAAATGTGCGTGGCGATAGCTGAGGGGGTAAAGTGGTTTGGCTGGCAATGCACCAAAGGAAAGATACTATACGTCAACCTGGAGCTTGACAGAGCATCTTGTCTGCACCGTTTCAAGGACGTGTACACCGCAATGCACTTAGAGCCTGATAACCTCAACAGCATAGACATATGGAACCTGCGAGGTCACAGCGTGCCAATGGACAAGCTTGCACCAAAGCTTATACGCCGAGCAAGCAAGAAGAATTACATTGCCGTGATAATAGACCCTATCTACAAGGTCATAACAGGCGATGAGAACTCAGCAGACCAAATGGCGCACTTCTGCAACCAGTTTGACAAGGTATGCACAGAGCTTGGCTGTGCGGTCATATACTGCCACCACCACTCAAAGGGAGCACAGGGCGGTAAGCGTTCAATGGACAGAGCCAGCGGTTCAGGAGTATTCGCCCGTGACCCTGACGCACTTCTTGACCTTTCAGAGCTTGACATCTCAGACAGCCTTTACAAACAGCAGGAGGACGAAACTGTTTGCCGTATCTGTGAGAACTGGATGAGGAGATTTTACAGAAATACTGATGATCTTTGTTCACAGGACGATCTTGTTACGCCGTCAAAAATGCTGGAGATAACACACAAGTACCTGCATCCGAATTCATACAAGCTTATGATGGCCGACATAGACAAGGCTAAGCTTGCAGTAAGAAACCGCACTGCATGGCGTATAGAGGGTACTCTGAGAGAGTTCCCGAAGTTTGCTCCCCTCAATATGTGGTTTGATTATCCTGTTCACAGAGAGGACACTGTGGGCGTGCTTAAAGACTGCGAGGTAGAGGACATCACACCGAATTGGAAGAAGAATTTCAGCAAGAAGAAGACCAATGAAGACCGCAGCAAGGAACGCAAGGAGAGCATTGAAACAGCTTTCAGCGGTGTGCAGGAGAACGGCAAGTGCCGCATTTCTGAGCTGGCGGAGTACATAGGAAAGAGCGAAAAGACCGTTGGAAGATACCTCAAAGAGCATGGTGGCTTTTGGATAGAAGAGGGAGAATGTGGCTTAAAAGCTCAGTAGACAGACAAGACAAAATCGAATTTTTGAACTTTAGACAGACAGGAAAAAATCGAAAAAGTGTCAGGACAAAATCGAGCTTTTTTCTTGTCAGACAATATCGAAAATTACCGAGTTTGTCGGACGGACAGACAAATCTATTATTATAAACAATACTTTTTGTCGGGGGCTTAAACTCGCCCCGACGAAAAAGTAGTTTGAATAATGACGCGCGAGGAGGAACACACGCAGATGAGAGCAACAAGAAGTAAGGCAAGGCAAGACGTTGTTAATGCAGCTAAGAAAATGCCACCGCTTTTTCATAAGCTGCCGAACGAAGATTTTGACTTTCGTAAGGCACGCACACTCTGGTGGCTCGTGAAACAGCCGCAGGTACTCAAATACATTTGGGATATGGTCAAACAGTCGGGAGCATTGGTGTATGATGACAAGTCACACAAGTGGCACGGAGTAGATTTCAAATGCGAGGAGGAAGATGATGACTGAATTTTTTATGGCGATGATACCGCCAACGGCTACGGCGCAGGAACACAAGGTGACTGTGAGAAATGGCAAGCCGATATTTTATGACCCACCCGATGTCAAGGCGGCAAAAGAAAAGCTCACGGCAAACCTTGCAAGGCACAGACCGCCTGAAAAGTACATCTGTGGGATACGGCTCATAACAAAGTGGCTGTTTCCTAATGACGGCAAGCACAAGGACGGAGAGTACAAGACCAGCAAGCCTGACACAGACAACCTGCAGAAGATGTTCAAGGACTGTATGACAAAGCTTGATTTCTGGACAGACGACCAGCTTGTGGCGAGTGAGATATGCGAAAAGTTCTGGGCGGACATACCTGGCATTTATGTGAGGATAGAGGAACTATGACGATACACGAAGTAAAGAAGAGTCTCGGACGCAGGGTAAGCTACAACGGCTCCGATTGCTACGAGCTGACAGGCTGCATAATACGCAAGGACACAAAGACAGGTCAGTTCTTCTATCAGGCAGAGATCGCTGACAAGACTTGCGGCAATACGTTGGTGTATTGCAGGCTGGAAGAGTTGAGGTGCGAGGAGGGATAATATGGCAAAGAGTAAAACACCCGAAGAACTGTTAAAGCAGTATTCGGCAGACCTTGTGAAGTCAATAGAGCAGTACAAGTCCATTATCGATCATGGCTGTAGTGATCCATCATGGCCTGACGGCTGTAATGCCAATTTGTGCAGAAACCACGTTCTAGCGTATAAGCGATATATTCTAGATATCTGCACGGATAACGATTTGAAAATCCCACAGGAATATTACCTACCAACGCCGCCTGAACAGGACAATAGCTTTATGGCTGACAAGACTAGCGAAAGGTACAAAAGGTTGAACAGCTACCCTGATTATAACGGCAGGCTGACAACGAGGAAAGTTGACTATGATGATAGTCAGATGAGTTTATAGGAGGGAGAAAAGTGACAAAAGCTGAAAAAGCCAAAAACCTGCGCTATAAGAAAGCAATTGTATCGCAGCTCAACTTTGAGGAAATAACATCTCAGTTATACGATATCAGCTCCGTTTGCGAGGAATACCAGTATTACTTCAGCGGCGATGATGATACGCTTCTCAACGCACTTGACGGAGATGACGAGCAGGAGCAGGAATTTAAAATGATGTTCTCAGACCTTTCGTATGAGTGTGATAGTTTGAGGGGCATTGTCAATGATACCTATGTGTCAGAACATTTTGACGATTTTTTTGTCGGAATAATGCTAAACGGAAATAGTCCGTTCAAGTGCTATGGATATGATAGCTTTGAAGAAGATTACTTTGCACTTTCGTCATATGACACGAAATGTGCATCAAGTGAGAGCGCAAAGAGACTTAAACGTCTTACGAAGGACGAGCTGCTGTCCGTTTGTGGACAATGCTTTGGGC